GGGTCTACGATCCAGTGGACTTTTCGTTCTGAGGGGATGGTGTTGACGATCTCGAGGATTCGCCGCTGCCAGTCTCGGGGATGCTCGATAGTGATTTTTTGAATTCGGGAGGTCGCAGCAGCACGCCTAATGGATCCTGCGAGTCTCGGATACTTGGCCATAACTGGTAGTTGCTCATGTAAAAGTTCTTCATCGCTTGCCCCGCGTAGAACCGCTTCTCGGAAAGCGTCCAGATCGATTCTGGCTCCTTGTTGTGATCGTACACCATATTGCCAGGGACCTGCGATCCTTGATTCTTCTTTGGAGCAGTAGGTGACTGCCTGAGCTTGGTTTCCTGCGCGTCGTTCAAGATGGGCGTGTGGAATAAGTCGTGATGCTGCTGGGATTCGCAGTGTTTTCGAGAATTCGGCGTATCCTTGATAATGGTATGTGCCTGCTGCTCCGCATTCAAGTTGATAGATGATGTACTTGATGTCAGGGTGTTTAGCCCATTCGTCGGTGTTGTAGCACTCGTGAACATCTGGATTATTTACTGTAAATATATAATTGCGTGAACCCATAAAGTGTGACGAAGACGAAAAAGTGGGGAATACTATTACCCCCACTTCGTTACCGTTACGCCCCCTTTATATATGTCTGGTACCCCTAACCCATACAGAATGTTCTAGAAGGATTTGTTTGTCCAAAAAGGATAAATTAAATCACCTGACTACGCCACAACTCGTTCCATTACACCAATCATCACCATTCCGTTTTACGCCACCAAGGAAGACACATGGTATCAACCGTTGCACGACGAGGAGGCGGGGGAGTTACCAAACGCCGCGCCAACAAATACGTCTCGGGTGCTGCTATTGCTTATAATGCTGGTAAAGGCATCGCTAAATATTTTAAGAGTCGTAAGTCCACTGCTCGTGGGTCTGTTCGTACTAAATCTCGCCAGCGCAGTGCCGGTTCTTCAGCCGTACATAAGTCAGATTGGAGCGGTTCGGGCAAATATGCATCGTATGCTTTTAACCATCCCGTGTCGAAATCCACCAAACTTCTTCTGAAAGGGCAACCTTCACAGAAGGTTGTAGAAAATATTTCAGGTAGTTTGAATACGGGTCCAGGACAACGTCAGTATATATCGTTTAATTTTATGAGTCAGGGCAATATGTTATTGCGATTTACCGAGGCTTATACTGCTGTTGCGTTATATAAGCAACAGTATTTATATTATCAAAAAACTGTTCAAGAGTATCTTTTTACTAGTGCATCCAATAGTACAGTTGAATTATTCATATTCGAGTTTCAGGCGAGAAAGATGACTACAGCTACTCCTATTGGTTATTTAGCCGCAGGTATCGATGATTCTGGAGGATCTTCAACGTCGTATTTAGGATGGGACGTTGATTGGTCAGATGCCCCTCAAGTGTCCAAATTTTGGACAATTAAGAATAAGAAGAAGTTTTTATTAGGTGTTGGAGAGACTATAAAGTATAAGTCTACGTATAATATCAACAAGAAATTTATGGGCAAAGATATTGAGGATTCACAGGCTTTTGATCCTCGTTGGTCTCATGTCGTTGTTGCCGTTATTCAGGGTGGATGTGCGTCAACATCAGCCGATTTGGCGACGGTTTCTTCTAGTTCAGGTGGTATTAATTATGTTGGTCGGACTGTTTATCATACAAAGGCGATGCCCTTTCAGTTACCTAATATGTATACAGCAATTAGTTCTTTGCCTACTACATTAACAACGGAGACTATGTATAATGAGGAGGATGGAGATGCTGAACCTGTTGTTCTTCTTTAATTGGCTGAGCGGGACAGATTATTTATTTTTCAGATCGGGGGGCTGTAGGATCCGCGGGAGCGGAGCCCCCCATCTGCAGTTGGCATAGTAGTATATAGTTTTTAGTATTAGGTGCGGGTGGATTTATGGGAACCTGAAATCAGGTCTGGGTGATACAAAAACACAAAAACAAAAAAAAAATATAAAATAAAAAAAGACGAAAGTCAAAAACATTTAAATTTCTTTTATTATTCGATTATGATTAACGGTCTGGGATTGAATATATGATGGATGTCCCATCGGTCGGCGGACAGTTTGGTTCTATCGGGTTCAAAGTTAGAAAAGACTATAACATGGGGAATCGGGAATTGTAAAGTCCTAGATTCGTATTTGGATATAGTTACTACTCCATTCTTTAGTGCTTCAATGACACTGTAACAGACGAACTCTTCAGATGATCTTGGGAAATCAAAAACTACGACTTCTTCTCCTTCATACGCGTAAAGGATATCTGCATGCTTACCCCCAACAGAATAGAATGCCTTTTTGTTGTTGATAAGATGACGAGCCAGATATGTTTTTCCGTTATTTCCGATGGGGTCTACGATCCAGTGGACTTTTCGTTCTGAGGGGATGGTGTTGACGATCTCGAGGATTCGCCGCTGCCAGTCTCGGGGATGCTCGATAGTGATTTTTTGAATTCGGGAGGTCGCAGCAG